ACAATTTGCGGTAAACGATACTGAACAAATAACAGTTAACGACACATTCTCGTCTTATTTCGCTGCTTTAGAATCCGATACTGAAAATGTTAATATGGCAGATAGTAGTAATCAGCAATCAAACTTTGCGCAAAATATTAATGAAAACAGTAACTTAAATGATACTATAAATATTACTGCGCAGTTTTTAGTAAGCATCGCCGAGAATCTTGCGCCGGCGGAATTAGAAACAATAACTGCCCAGTTTAGATCAAGCGTTGCTGAAGCTATAACAATAGCTGATGTAGAAATAATTATCCAACAATTTAATTTAAGTTTGTCTGAAAATTTTGGGATATCAAACACACAATCAATTACAGCACAGTTTGTGCAATCGGTAGCAGAAGCAGTAACAATGAACGATTTAAGCACTCAACAGTCAAATTTTTTAGATTCAATTGTAGAAAACTTTAATATTTTAGATTCGCTATTTGTCAACGGATGGGTTAAAATTAACGATAATCAAACATTAAACTGGCAAGGAATTGTAAATAGTCAAACTCTAGCTTGGAGCGATATAAATAATTCCCAACCCGCCACTTGGAATTTGATTAATAACAATCAATAGGAATATGTATGTCAAATTACTACTCAACTAGTTTAGGACTGATTCTTCAAAATGCTGGAGAAAACTCGAACACATGGGGTAGTTTTTTAAACACAAACTTTCAAACCCTTCTTGAACAAGCTATTGCTTATCAAACCACAATAACAATGGCTAACGCCAACTACACGCTATCTTCAACAAATGGCGCATTAAATGAATCAAGAAGCGCGGTTTTAATTATTACAGGAAACCAAAATGCCACATACTCTGTAATTGTTCCAGGCGTACAAAAAGTTTACGTTATTACAAATAGTTTAAATAGCGGAGCAACTGCGTATATCCAAGTTTCAGGACAAGCCGCGTATTCAATTCCAAACGGTGATACTGTCCTTGTTTACTGTAATGGCTCAACATTTACAGGTCTTAATTATGTAGCTACGGCGGGGACTGCGGGTGGATTAACAGGAACTCCAAACATTACGGTAGGAACAGTTACATCAGGCGCAATTACTTCCACAGGAAACTTTGTTCTTACAGGTAATTTTAGTACGTCAGGAACAATTTCTAACTCCTCAACAATTACAGCAGGAACTAATTTTATTGGTCCTGGCACAGGATTAACAGGCACAGCAACAAGCCTTTCTATTGGTGGCAATGCCGCCACTGCAACAACTGCAACAACTGCAACAACTGCAACAACTGCAACAACTGCAACAAGTGCAACGCAAGTAGTTATGACAGACTTTTCAATTAAAGAAGTTAGCGGTAAAATTTATTTTTATTATGGGGCTACACAAATAGCATCTATTGATTCATCAGGAAACTTTACCTCTCTCGCTAACGTAACTGGATATGGAACACCATAATGGCTACATATTTACAAACATCTGGCGCAATTTCTCTTAATGATATTAATACTGTGTTCGGTCGTGGGACAGCAATAAGCAATTACACAGGTACAACGTATTACACATCCACTACAGGACCAAACACGTTCCCTTCAACTAATCTATCGTTTAATAGTTTTTATGGTACTGGACCAACTGCTAACCGAGCAACATTAGCATATACATTTAGTTCAAATACTGCAAATGCATCATTAAATGTAACTTCAATTAGCGGATATGTTGCAGGTAAATCTGATATTACAATCACAGTAAATAGTGGAATTTATTTATACGCAACAACTACATCTAATGCAGGATTAACACTTACAGGCGGAACATCAGGCGACACAATCACTCTCGTAAATAACGGATACATAGCAGGTCAAGGTGGACTTGGTGGTGCTGGTGGATCGGGATCGGGTGGCGGAAATGGTGGCTCAGGATTGTCTTTAGGATTTAATACCACAGTAAACAATACCAATAGTTCCGCATATATTGGCGGAGGTGGCGGTGGCGGTGGGGGTGCTGGCGGATCAGGATCAGGTGGCGGTGGTGGCGGCGGTGGAGGTGCGGGAGGTGGTAATGGTAACGGAACTGGTCCTGGTGCGTATGCAGGTGGAACAGGATCATCAGGTGCTTCAGGAGGCGCAAGTGGTGGTGGTGGTGGAGGTATTTTTCCGGGAACTGGCGGAGCGGGCGGTACTGCGCTTGTAAACTCCACGACTAACTATGCACCAGGAAGTGGCGGAGGTGCAGGAGGCGGTGGCGCAGCATATAATATTTACATTAAATCTAATGCTCCTTATGCGGCAGGGGGTGGTGGTGGATGGGGTGCCGCAGGAGGAACGGGATATAATGGAGCGCGTGTAGGAGGAAGTGGTGGATCAGCCAATAATGCAGGGGGGAGTAGTGCTTCAGGGGGTGTTCCTTCGTATGGTGGATCAGGCGGTAATGCAGTTGCATTAAATGGAAATACAATAACTTGGGTAAGTGGTAATACAACTAGAGTATATGGGGCGGTAGCATGAGGATGATTTTAAATGATGACATTGCTTTGAAAGTAAGTAGTTGCCAAGAAGGTTATGATTTTATTTATGAATATCGCATGACAAATAACCTGCCATTATTAAATTATGATGAAATTCTTGATATATACAAAAAAGGTAAAAGACGAGATTTTGCTACTTGGATGTTAGAAAATCGTAATCTATATATTCAAGCAGGTAACTATACAACTACGGCAGAAGAAGATGCAACAGATGCACATGAATTGCAATTAGCCACAACCCTTGATGGCACTATTTCGGGGTACTCTTTTTTAAACACAACGTATGCAACGATTGGTGATGCACAAAATGCAAAACAAGCATGGGTAAACCAAAATACAGTTTTAGTAAAAGAAACAATTTCTGCATCAGAAGAAATATTTAACGAGAATGGCGATGCAACGTGGATACCAATAAACATGGACACCATAACAGAATTGCCAAGCGGTTCTTTTATTCAATTGTTTAATCCTGTTACAGGGGCGCATACTCAATACTCAACATTAACAGAAGCCAAAACTGCATATAATCAAATTGTAGAAAACACATTAATGCATCGGTTTGGAAACCCTGCAATTTTTAAAGTGATGACACATTCTGTTTATGGGGATGCATACTTGGGAGATGCGGTGTGATTCCATATTTTCAAAAATTAAACATTAAGTTTGATATTGAAAATCTATCCATGACTACAGAAGATAAAAAACTTGTAGATCAATATGTTACATGGCAAAAGTATGGGGCATCATTAGCAAAAAAACAAAAATTTATACCGACACATGCCACGGGGCATTATGCGGATGATGAAGCAAAAATTAAAATATTAAAACAATTGCCAAAAGCAGTTCTTGATTTAGAAATACCAATCATCGGAATACTTGAATTATCACCTAAAGAAAGTGACCAAAATGGAACTCCAATCGTTTTCCCTCCCCATATTGACCCTGACAGAATAACTTGTATTAATATTTACGAAAACATCAATGGTGAAGAAACGAGTTTTTATGAATATGAAAAAGGCGGTAAGATAAACAAAGTAGCAAGTTTTACAGCGCAGAATGGCGATGTGTATTTGCTTAATGTTTCAAAGCCACATTCAGTACAAATGATACCAAACAAAAAAAGAAAATTCTTTTCCGTGTATTTTAAAGAAACACCTTTTGAAAAACTTTTGGAATGTTTAAACAAGTGAATGCCAAACGTCAATCCAATTGCCGAAGGAGCAAAGTCTCTTAGTGAAGGATTAAATCAGGCTCGTGAAGCAGGGAAAGGTCTTACCAAAACAATTGAAGATATTCAGCGTGATGGTAAAGACGTAGCAAAAAAGGATTTAGAAGATCACCAACGCCAACGTATACATGCAGAAGCAATGGAAAACTCGGTAATCTATCGAGCGATTCAGGAGTACAAAAACCAAAGCGAAATTATTCAAGCCGAGAACAAAGCGGAAAAAGATTTTAAAGAAAAGTACGGTGAGAAAGAGTGGGCAAAAGTGCTTGAGTTAAAAGTGGTGGTTGAACGAGAACGCAAGGAAAATCAAACGCATTATGGACATAAATTAAAAGATGTTCAAAGGGTTCAAATGTATTGTTGGATTGCTGCTTTTATTGTTACCTGTCTTTTGTATTACTTTCACCTTGTATGACGCTCTATTGGTTCGTGGTGTTCTTAATAGAACTTGGTTTATGGAGTCAAATTGCATTTTTACATTGGGAAATCAAGCAATTACAGCAGACAAAAAAGCCAATACGATTTAAAATTACTAGGACTATTACCGAAGAACGAACCAAAAAGGACATTGTACGTGGATGATGAAGTGTTTAAACTGTGGACAGTCTTTGCATTAGTTTGTATGATGATAATTATTCTTCTAAAGGATTGATATGGGTTGGTTAGATACAATTGAAAAATTAGCTCCTACCGTTGCTTCTGCATTAGGTAGTCCGGTTGCGGGGATGGCAGTTTCTGCGCTTGAATCTGCATTAGGAATGAGCGGCGATGATATTCAAAAAACAGTTGAAGAGAATAAATTAACTGGTGAGCAAGTCGCTGCTATCCAAACTGCTGAGATTAATCTTAAAGCGCAAGCACAACAGCTAGGTCTTAACTTTGAAACATTGGCGGTACAAGACCGTAAATCAGCTAGAGATATGCAAGCGCAAACTAAATCAATTATTCCGGGCGTATTGGCTATTGGCGTAACTATTGGATTTTTTGCAATACTTGTTGGCTTGATGACTGATAGTGTTACAAAATCAGACGCGCTGTTGTTGATGCTTGGTTCACTTGGAACTGCGTGGACAGCTATAGTAAGTTTTTATTTTGGTTCTAACCATACTAGCCAGGATAAAGATACCATGTTATATAACTCTCAGCCGGCAAATAAATGAACGAAGAACAATTAATTAAATTAGGTATTGATATTAAGTGGCTGCAACCTTTACAAGACGTCATGGATAAGTATGAGATTAATACGCCCAAGAGACAAGCTGCATTTATTGGGCAGTGTATGCATGAATCTAATAATTTTAAAACAATCGAAGAAAATCTTCATTACAGCCCAGAACGGTTATCACAAGTTTTTCCGAGCAGATTTCCAGATGTGGAAGTGGCAAAGAAATTTAATACGCCTGAGTTAATTGCTAACCGTATTTATAGTGGGCGCATGGGAAATATGGAAGAAGGAGATGGTTGGAAGTATCATGGGCGTGGTCTAATTCAATTGACTGGTCGTGATAATTACGCTTCTTTTACAAACGCTACTAAAGTAAATGCATTAGATAATCCAGATTTATTATTGCAACCTGAGTATGCGTGTTTATCTGCCGGATGGTTTTGGAATAAACGTATGCTAAATATATGCGCCGATGCCGATGATTATAAAACGCTAACTCAAAGGATTAATGGTGGGCAGATTGGTTATGACGATAGAGTTAAAAATATTAAATTAGTATTATCTGTTTTAGGATAAATTATGCCATTACAAAAATTACAGTTTAGACCAGGCGTTAATCGAGAAGGTACTGATTACTCTAACGAGGGCGGCTGGTATGACTGTAATAATATTCGTTTCCGTTCTGGATTTCCTGAAAAGATTGGCGGTTGGACACAATATTCTTCTAATACATTCCTTGGCTATTGCCGGTCATTGTGGACTTGGGTTGATCTATCAGGAAATAACTATCTCGGCGTAGGGACAGATAGTAAGTTTTATATTGAACAAGGTGGAACTTACAACGATATTACCCCAATTTATTACCCAATTACAACCATTTCTACTAGTCCTGTTACATACAATTTAACTAATCCATTTACAACAGCATACACAACATTAAATGGCGCCATTACTGCGACATCAACTTCTATTGTATTAACTTCTACAAGCAATTTACCAATAACTGGAATTATATTAATTGATTCAGAACAAATTGCGTACAGTACATTTTCGGGAACAACCCTATCAAGTTTAACAAGGGGATATAATGGAACAACTGCTGCTTCCCACTCTAATGGCGCTAGTGTCGCATCCGCTTATGTTTTGGTTACAGACGGCGGTTATAACCCTAGTCCGGGCGATTACATACTTTATTCTGGTGCTACGGCTGTCGGCGGAGTAACCATTAATGGGCAATACTTAGTGGCAACTGTACCAAGTAGTACAACATATTTTATTCCAGCTTCCGCAATTACAACAACTACTCCAACATTTTCAACATCTGCGGCAACGGGTGGCGGTACAGTAAACACTTCTTATTTATATCCATCAGGTGGATCATTTAGTACATCAGGAACAGGATGGAGTACAGGAGCTTATAGTCGCGGTACATATAGTTCAGCTTATACATCTTCAACAATAACGGCAAGTACGCGTCTTTGGTCACAAGACAATTATGGTCAAGATTTAGTATTTGCGCCGCGTGGTGGCAACATTTATTACTGGCAAGATTCTGGTGGTCTTTCTACGCGAGCAATAACTTTATCTAGTCTTTCTAATGCAAACGCCGTATATATAGACACAGGAACTTCTTTTTTAATAAGCAGTACGTCAATTACAGTATCAGCGGGGGCGGCAAGTAATATTTATCCGTATTCTTATATTACAGGTACAGGGATACCAAACGGAACATACGTTACATCTGCTTATGTTCACGGCTCTACAACTGTTCCTATTTCAGCGACTACTACAGCCAACAGTTCAGGAAGTTATTCATATTCTTTTTCGGGAATATATATCCCTACAACAACCAATCAGGTTTTGGTTGCCCCGATTCAAGAATTTATTATTGCTTTTGGTGCGCAATCGTATAACGGCGGTGTAACCTCAAATAACGCATTTAATCCTCTTTTAGTTCGTTGGTCAGATCAAGCCAATGCTTATCAATGGGTACCGTCATTAACCAACCAGTCAGGTGAGTTTCCGTTAGCAAACGGGTCTTATATTATGTGCGCTCGATCAACCCGCCAGGAGATTCTGGTTTGGACCGATTCTGCTATTTATTCAATGCAATACATTGGTACGCCGTATATTTGGGGATTCCAGATTTTGATGGATAACATTACGGTAATGTCGCCTAACGCAACGATAACAGTGAACAACGTAACGTACTGGATGGGGCGTGATAAGTTTTATATTTATTCTGGTACGGTTCAAGTATTGCCTTGTTCTATTCGACAGTACATATTTGATGGGTTAAATTTACAACAAAACCTCCAAGTGTTTGCCGGATCAAATGAAGCGTACAATGAGATATGGTGGTTTTATTGTTCTGCTAACTCAGGTACAGTAGATAGCTATGTGGTGTATAACTATTTGGATCAAGTTTGGTACTATGGTCAGATGGCTAGAACTGCGTGGTACTATTCAAGCATTAAACAGTTTCCGATTGCGGCGGGATATAACAACGTACTACTTAACCATGAAAATGGGGTAGATGATGTCTCCACGGGAAATGCGGCTCCTATTGATGCTTATGTGCAGTCCTCCGATTTTGATATTGGCGATGGACACAATTTTGGTTTTGTATGGAGAATATTGCCGGACGTAAACTTTAACGGATCTTACGTCAATAACCCGACTTGTACAATGACCATTAAACCACGACAAAACTCTGGTACCGCTTATGGACCTGCTGACAATCCGGCTGTAACCAGTTCCAATAATTACGCGAACACAAGACTATACAACATACAACAATTTACCGGACAAGTATATACAAGGTTACGGGGTAGACAAATGGCGTTTAGATTAGAGTCAAATACGCTTGGCGTAAATTGGCAATTAGGTAGTCCTAGAATTGACATCAGACCTGATGGAAGACGATAATGGCGTACACGACACCGGCAAAAATTGTTACATTACTTTCTCCAGCGCCACCAAATTTACCTGTTGCGCCAGTTGAGTATAACCAACAGTATCAAGATCAGATAGCAAACGTATTACGATTATATTTTGTTCAATTAAATAACTTTACTAGTGCAGTGATTATTCCGGCAAGTGGGACAACCACTCAAAGACCAACGCTTAAGTTACAAGTTGGGCAGTATTTCTTTGATACAACGCTTGGTATTCCTATATATTGGGCTGGAACAAAATGGGTAAATTCTACTGGGACAGTGGTTTAAATGACAGCTATAACTAAATCAAACAACTCTTTAGAGCAAGTAAAAGCTAGACAAAACATTATGACTATACAACGTCATATAGAAAAAATAGTCGCTAACGGCGAAGCGCCATCGGGTAAAGAAGATAGAAAGTTGACACACCACTTTACTGAGATAGATAATAACTATAAATGCTGCTTATACGGTAGAGAAATGTTTATGCCCAAAGGGACTTTAGTAGTTGGAAAGATTCATAAAAGACAGGGATTAAACTTTTTAATGCAGGGCAAAGTATATGTCGCAACAGAATTTGGTAAACAATGGTATAAGGCTCCGTGTATAATTAAAGGAGAAGCTAACGTAAAGCGCATAGTATTTGCTGAGGAAGATAGCATATTTGTAAATGTTCATTTAACTGGACATACAGGCGAAGAAAATTTAGATAAAGTTGAAGAAGACTTAGTTACCGTAGATTATGCGGATGTTGGTCTAATAGACTGCGTTGACAGATTGCTTGAGAGCAAAGGGGAATAATATGGCGTTTGAAATTACCGGAACAGTTATGGCAGATGCCGCACTTACAGAGGGCGGAGCAGCACTTGGCACTACCTTACTTGAAGCGGCGCCTACTTTATTTGAGGGTACATCTCTTCTTGGTGAAGGAGCTACTGCTAGTGGGTTAACCGGCGCAGCTCTTGAAGGATCTGCGGCTGAAGATACAAGCATGTATGAGCAGTTAATGAACGCAATGAACAACCCCGCAGATGTATCAGGAAATCCTGCTATCCAAACAGCGCAAGCAAACGGAACAACATTACCCCCTTCAGCCCCAACGCCAGCTCAAGGTATGCAACCTAATCTTGGCGCACCGCAACCTAGTCTATATCAAACACCGCCTGATGTATCAGCTTCTCCCGGCATAACTCAGGCTCCGCAGTACAGTAACAATCTTCCTTTATCTTCTCAAGTAACTCAACCTACTACCGGTTTAGGACAGATAGCTCCTTCACTATCAAGCGGAGTCCCTTCAACAGCACCGGGCGCTTTAACTTCTATGAATCCGCCATCTCCTTTTATGGATGGGTTAAAATCTGTTGGCGATTGGGCTTCGGCGCATCCTTTTCAAGCGGGTATAGCAGGTTACACCGCCCTTAATGCGCTTGGCGCTTTTAAACCTAGCGGACAAACATTTAACCAGCCTACATCTAACCCGATGGGTTTTAAAACAATGTCGCCTGATTTTCAAGGTACACATCCTAACCCACAAGATTATCAATACACTCCTAAATACCAGAACTATGCAGAGGGTGGCATGGCTATGGGCGGTACTCCAGGTCAAAACTACCCGATGGTTCAGCAAAACCACACTATATTCGCAACACCTAGTCAGATGCCGACAAGTGCAATGGCAGTTCGTAACTTTGAACCCGCAACAAACCCATTAACAGGCGATACAACACAACCTATGGCTGATGGTGGTGTTACAGGTGGTGGGCAAATGCATTTAGATGTACCTATTAATGTTGGCGGTCAAGGTGGCGGTGGTCAAGACGGTGGCATCGGTAGCCTTCCCGGATATGGCGGTGGGCAAAGTGGTTTTAGTGGTGGACCAGGTTATGCGCAGCCTCCAGCTCAAGGTATGGGCGGTAAAGGCGGTGGTAAAGGTGGTGGCGCAGGTGTGTCACAAGTACAGCCTAATCCACAAATGATGAACGCTTACGCTCAGCCGTACCAGAATTCTTTGATGGGATTGCAAGCGCAACAAATTACTCTGCAAAACCAAATGGGTCAGCAGCAACAAGGAGAAGGTATAAGCGGGTTTATGGGTGCTAAAGAAGGTGGGATTATTGACGTTCATAAATTTAACAGCGGCGGTTCTAGTACAGATGTTTATGATTCATACCGTAAGTTTGCAGATATGGTTGATCCTTATTCAAGATACGTTCCACCTAGTACATCCCATGATGCTGGTATTTATAGAGACGATAGCCCTTCTACAAGGTATTCGCAAGCGTTTCCTGCGGCTCAAATGAGACAAAAAGCTACTGACCAAAGAGCATACGTAAATCAAATACCATTTAAAACACCCGCTTCTATGAGTCAATTAGGTGGACTTAACTTTGCGCCGCCAGGCGGACAACCAACTGCATCGCCAGATAATCCATCAACTGAAGCTACGCTTGCCGCATCGGGCGGTATTATGGGATACAATTTAGGTGGGTACGCTGAAGGCGATATGCCAAGACTTTTAAAAGGTCCGGGCGATGGAGTAAGCGACAATATACCTGCAACTATTGCAGATAAACAACCGGCACGTTTAGCTGATGGTGAATTTGTAGTTCCAGCAAGAATTGTATCTGAACTAGGTAATGGCTCTACAGAAGCTGGCGCTAAACGACTACACCAAATGATGGATGATGTTCAAAAAGCAAGGGGTAGAACTGTGGGTAAAGGTAACATTGCAGTTGACTCTAAAGCTTACAAAGCGATACCTAAAAAATGATTGAAGTATCTATGGTACCTGCCCAATATATAGACACATGTTGGAGCCGTATTGAAAAGTTTATGGAAGGCGCAGCGGTATATACCTATGGTAGATACTCAAGTGATGACATGTACAACTGTGTAGAAGATGGTAGCCATCAATTATGGGTTGCATACGAAGGACAAGAATTTAAAGGTGCAGTTGTAACACATATAATTGTTTATCCTAAAAGAAAATTATTAGCGATGGCATTTTGTGGCGGTGTTAAATTGCATGAATGGAAAGATCCTATGTTAGCTATGTTTCGTAGGTTTGCTAAAGATATGGGTTGTGACGGTATTGAAGCTACGGCAAGAAAAGGTTGGGCTAAAGTATTTAAAAACGACGGATATAAACAAAACTGGGTAACATTTGAGTTACCTGTAGGAGAATAGTATGGGTAAAGGTAGCGGCGGCGGCGGATCATCACAAACAACAAGCACGGTAAATCAATCCAATATTCCCGCGTACGCAGAACCGTATGTGCAGAATATGCTACAAGCTACTCAGAATCAGTTATTTACGACCGATGCTAATAATCAAATAAATGGATTTCAACCATATAAAGCTTATGGCGGAACGTACGACGCTAGCGGTAATCAAATTTCATATGACCCATCTAAAGCGGTAGCTGGGTTTAGTCCTTTACAGCAACAAGCGCAACAAGGCACGGCTAATATGCAATTGCCAAGCACGTATGGTCAAGGTATTAATATGGCTAATATGTCCGGTATGGGTGCGCTAGGTACAGTTGGACAGGCTGGTCAATATGGACAGATGGGCGCTCAAGCTGGTCAGCAAGCCGCTGGACAGTCTAATATGTATGGTCAACAAGGCGCAAACATTGGTAACTCTTTAGGACAACAATCGCAAAATACATCCCAAGGTCCTGGTTCTGTCGCATCGTACATGAATCCGTACATTCAGCAATCGTTAAATCCTGCTATGCAGTTGATAAATCAACAATATGGTCAGCAAGCCGCACAAGAACAAGGTAATGCAACTCGCAGTGGAGCGTTTGGCGGATCACGTGAAGCATTAATGGGCGGTTTAAACAGTCAGAATCAAATGTTGGCAAATAATCAATTGGTCGGCAATGCGTATAACCAAGCGTTTACAAATGCTCAACAACAAATGAATACGGCTAACCAAGCGGCTTTGGCAGGAAATGCACAAGCATTACAAGGGGCGCAACAAGCCGGTCAATTAGGTATGCAGGGCGCAGGGGTGGGGCTTCAAGGTGTGGGCGCACAACAAGCCGGTTATGGTCAATTAGGTCAAGCTGGTAGTAACGTAGCTAACATTGGTGGTCAAGGATTGCAAGCGCAACAAGGCATTTACAACATGCAAAACCAAATGGGTCAGCAGCAACAAGCTAACCAACAGCAGATTATTAACCAGTCGATGCAAGATTACGCTAACGCTCAACAGTACCCACTCATGCAGTTAGGTACTATGTCTAATATGTTGCGTGGTTTACCAATGCAAGCTCAAACAACTAATCAGTATATGGCTGCGCCTAATCCTATTTCACAAGGTATTGGTCTAGCTGGAGCTGGTGCTTCTTTATATAACGCTATGAAAGCTGACGGTGGAGTAATTAAAGCTAAAAAAGGCGGCATTATGTCTTATGATGTTGGTGGTAGTGTGTACGATACCCTTGCCAAAATGGACAATAAAGGATTACAAGACCAATTAAAAGTTGCTGCTAGTGACCAAGAAAAATCAGACATTAAACAAATCCTGGCGCAGCGCAATATGGCGGGGACTCAGTCACCGCAGATGGCTAAAAAAGGTGGGATATTAAGATACGATGAACCTAAAGATGCTAATAATCAAGGCGTAACTACAAGTAAAGATGCTGGTACGTTTGATAGACCGGCTAATACTTATGCCTCACCAGCTATTGCAGCTGACGCAGCTATGTATAAAGGTATTGGTGATTTTTTTACTAACCCTAAAGGACCACTATTAAATGCCCCAAGCAATACTTATGACTATTTAAAAAGTCATATCGCCGACCCACTTGCAAAAGGTATAACAAATTTTGTAAATGAAACACCAGAACAACAAGCTGCTAGAGTTAGATCGTATTCCGTTAGGCAAGATCAACGCGAAAACCCATCAAAGTTTACGCCGCCAGCTCAAGTAGCAGCATCTCCAACTGTACCACCTAGTGCTATGCCACCTAGTGGCGCGCCGCCTTCTACTCCAACACCAGACTCAATAGCTAGGGACGCTGCAAATCCAGCAAATAAACCGAACGCTAATCCTAAAAATCCTAATAGTATATTAGCTGCGGCACAACCTAAGCAACCTAATGTACCGCCTAATGCGCCGCCTAATGCGCCGCCTAATGCACCACCTAGTGGTACACCGCCCGCCAATAATTTTGGTGCTGGCGCAGAACCGACTGATCCAAACGCGGGTAAAACCCTCAAAGAATTGGTTCAAGAAGAAAAAGATTTAATGGGACCAAACGCTGGCGCGCAAGAACAACGTAAAAATTTAATGGCTGAAAAAGCAAACGCTAAAGATGAATATAACCGCGCGTTTAATTTACGCATGGCTGAGTTCTTTGCGTTGTGGGGTTCAACTCCTGGTGGCACTCTTACTGCCGGTCTTAATGCGCTTCAAAAGAAAGTACCAGATTTTATTAAGGATAAAGCAGATGCCACTAAAGTTAGAAAAGATATTGACAAGTCTATTTATGCCCTTGATGACGCCGATCGCCTTGAACAAGCTGGTTATGTAAAAGACGCTCAAAAACGTAGAGATGAAGCCGCAAAATTAGCTAAAGAGACTTGGGCTGCTAAACTTAAAGCTGGTGTTGAAAAATATGGTTATGATTCTCACGCACGTAGCGCAGAAAATGTAGCTAATATAAACGCTGGTGCTCAGATTACAGCGCAAAAAATAAAAGCCGCTACTGATAAATCTATGATTGAAATAGGTAATGCAGAAAAAATCTCCGAAAAAATTAGACAGGATGTAGATAACGCAAGGAAAAATACAGAGTACGTTGATGCTAAAAAAATTCTTAGTAGACCGCCAGGAAAAGATGCTTCACAAACAATAATTAATAGATATAACGAAGCTAAAAAAACTGCGCAAACTTTTGAAACAGAGTTTAACGATAGATTAAATAAAGCTGATGAATTAACTAGAAGAGTTTATAAAAAGCATGGTTTAGATACAGGTGAACAACCAACTAGCCCTAGCGCAGGTAAAGTTACAACTATGAAATTTGACAAAGAAGGCAATAGAATTTAACGATGCCTATTCGAGCTGAAATGCACAACGGAACCATATTAGAGTTCCCAGATGATACAGATCAAACCGTTATAAATAAAGCGGTTAAAAACTATTTAGCTGAAGTAAATAAAAAAGAACTTGAGCCAGCTAAAGAACGTACGTATGGTGAAGCCGCTAAAGATATTGGTGGTAGTCTTATTAAAGGTCTTGGAAGCGTCGCGGCAATCCCTAGCCAAGTTGGAACATTGCTCGGTTATGAATCTGGTATGCCTTTGCAGCAAACAAGTGAAGCTATGCAAAAGTATGGCGAGTCTTTAAAGTCTGAGGCATTAAAACAAAAAGAAGAAAACAGAGCCACATTAATTCAAGAAGCAGCTAAGCATGGCGTGTTAGAAGAATTAGTAACGGCATTTAAAGAAACGGGAAAAGACCCCGCATTATTTACAAGTTTCTTAGCTGAACAATTACCCATGCTTATTCCTGGAACTGCGGCAGGTAAAGCGGTAAAAGCTTCTCTTGGTATTAAAGCCGCGCTCGCTGCTGATGTAGGAGTTAATGCTGGACTACAAGGTGTTGACGTTGGATCAGATGCATATAAGGAAGCGTATCAATATCTAATTGATAAAGGTGTTAAACCAGAAGAAGCTAAAAAACAAGCTTTAACTATAGCAAGGGAAACAGCTGTAGGGGCTGGCGGTATATCTGTTTTAGCGCAAAACTTACCCGGCGCTAAATTATTAGAAAAAGGTTTACTTGGCGGTGGTAAAAAAGGTGTAGGACGTATTACAGGCGCGCTTGGTACAGCGGCTGGCGAAGGATATAGTGAAGCAGTTGAAGAAGGCGGTGGACAATTTGCTAAGAACTTAATGATGCGCCAAGCTAATCCTGAACAGAATTTAACGCAAGGTGTTGGTGAAGCGGCTGGTATGGGACTTATGGGAGGTGTTGGGTTAGGTGGAGCTACGGGCGCAATTACCGGTGGACATGGGGCGCACCCACAACAAAACGCAAACACTGCTTTTACGCAAGGGCTAGAAAACGTATTACAGTCTGTTCCGTCTACAGTAGAACAAGCGCCTAAAGAAGAACAAGTCTCTAAATTTGAAAGAAAGTTTAATGAAGAAGGTAATCTAATAGCGCCTAAAGTTGAACCAATAATTAATCCTGTTGAAGAAGGAATTAAAAATGAGCCAGTCGTTAACAATCCCCCAGTTGGAAGCAGCGTTGAAATACCTGGAAGACCCATCGTTCAAGAGCCCGCCGGGGAACCTGCCGCAAATGTCCCAACTGGATTGGGCGGAGTTAATAATGTTGTCGAGGAACCTAAAGCTGGAGAAGGAACAAAGCCGGATACATTAGAACAAGAGCCTATTGCTAAAGCCGTAGTAGAGCCTACGCCTCCTACTCCCATTGCGGAACAAACACCAGCGCCAGCGCCAAAACCTGCAATAGTACAAAGAAAATCACCTGTACCTAAAATACTCATCGATCCTATTGAGCGTATTGAAAAGTCTTACATAGATAGAATCGAAAAAGATAATCCAACTCCAGGCAAAGAACTTAACCTTAACCAACAAATATTACGCTATGTAGCAGGTGATTTATATACTGGCACTACTAAAGAAAGAAACAATGCAGAAAATTTATATAAAACTTTAGATGACGTTGACAAAGCTAAAGTGGAATACTACAGAGCAATAAT